CAAAAAGTACAGTTGTAAAAACTGATTTTTATGCTGTGCGCTTATCTAAAATTGCACTCTTGAGTAGGACCAAAATTCCCTTGCGCTGCGCGCAAGTTCTAAAACCTCTCAAGGTGTAATAAAAGTGCGCACAGCAACCCGGTCTTTGCCGGGACGGCCCTGTGCTAGGCCGTAACATGTTTACACGTTGTTAAACAACAACGGAATGTTGAGGAAGAAAAAACATGTAAAATCTTCACCAACAGCATGCCAATGGAGCGAATCGTTAGACGCTCCGTACATGCGCAATTGATAGCCATGCTCGTTAGGATCATCATTATCCGTGTCAGTATTCGCAGCGAAAAAGGGAGAAGTGCGCGTATGCGAAAAACGCTTGTTATAGTAGTAAGGAATTTCGAATTCTAAACTACCGCGATTCGCAACGGAACCACTTTCTCCCGCAGTCAAATTGAACGCGTTGCCATTAGGATTTCCGTTCATAACGAACAAAGTGCTATCGCTCTCATAGCCCAAGCTCTTAAAGCGCATCGATCCACGCCACCCGGCATACATCATCATAATCGCCTCTTGCAAGGCGAAATTGGTGGTTGAAATGTTGGGGCGTAAATGCCATGTGTACGTACCCACGGAGGAAGAAGTACGGTATCGATAGCGCCGCAAGAGTGTCCGCAGGGAGGGGACCGATTCTCCAAAATAAATCAAAGAAGATTTGTCAGTATGAGTTTCGGTAGTATCCCCAATGGGTGCCATAGGTTCGCCACCCTCAGGATTGTTATCCTGAGGCAAACCATCGGCCTCCATGGCGGACTGTGGCTCAACAACTCCATTTGATGAACGAATGGAGAAGGGCTGAAGAGCAAATGTGTCACTAGGTACGATGAATTCCGCATCGGGACCCATGCGCATGAACACATTAATTTCGACATCCTGGGCGAGATCAGGGTCGGGCGAAGTGAGTGGGTTCACCACTGAAAGTGTGAGTCTCCCGTTATGGAAAGCGGGAAGAGTAATTGGACTAACGCCTTTATTGAAATTGGTAGAACCAATATCTAGCGTTTCACACTTCAGCCAAGGCTCGCGCGCGTGCCATTGCACGGGAACCTCAAAATCCCTGTCGGTCTCCAAATCAATAACACGTGAATATTGTTGATTGAAATCACCTGTAGCAGGAGAAATGACGGGATCGTAAGTGACTCTCAACTTGCCACGGTGCATTCCAGAAGCAACGATTTGAAATCGATATATAATGGTTCCGCGCCAGTAGCGAAACATTTGTGAAATGTAAGCTGCTGGCGTCAAGCCGGACCTGTTAGGAAGAACAGTCGAATCGGTTTCGAATTGCCCAGGAGTCACGTTGATCTGCACGAGAGATGAGTTGGCATTGTCAGAATCATTCCACAATGCCGTGTGGAAATACGATTCTTTGCCCACAACGTGGGCAATGGCCATCTCATCTACAGGAGGAAGACCAACAGTTCGAGGATCAACGGTCAATTCACGTTTCACGTCCATTGCAATCGGCATAACAGTCTCGTGTGCATTAGAAACTGCTAAAGATCCCGCCTCGTACTCACGGTACGGAGCAATGTTTTGCAAGACCGCGGGTCGCGAAAAACCAAATGCCTTGGCAACTTTTCCGGCAACAGAAGACGCCAACTCTGTGGCTTTAGCATAGGGAGCAAACATAGGAACGTGGGCTAACGCTCCGGAAGCTCTCTCAATAGCAGAAGCTGTCGCAGAAATGGGATGCTCGGCAAACTCGGATTGAGCCTCGATAGTGGCCGTCGAACGTTGATCATCCTGATTGCGCGATTTGAGCCAATTCCAGTAGTACAAAAGACCTAGGAACATGGTGGAGGCGCAAACGGGAGCTGCAACAGGAGTGATTTGTTCAATGGCAGATTGTCCAACCCAAGTTCCATAAGAATTGGCAGTTGGTGTACAGATCTCGGCATCTTCCATCCAAGCATAAACACGAAACAAGCACTCTCCCGAAGTGGAATTGGCATGTTTCAACGTGTTAAACGTATTGAATGTTAAAGTACCCATATCTGACACGGCTGTGGAATTGGTCAAATCTAGCCAATTCTCGGGACAAAAGAAAGGTAGTGTCATCTCACCACCCTCTCCTTTGGTTGGATCAAGAAAAATGTG